GTTCTCACTCCTTCCACATTAAATGTTTAACTAAATGGACTACAGATGCGTCCACTTGCCCTATGTGTCGTCATGCTTTGAGCGACATTGAACTCAATCGCCCAGATCCACTCCCAAAACGAGAAATTTATCATTCACAAGCTGTATGGTTCCGTATTGCACCGTATACCTTTACTACTGAAGGTCGAATCACACAAGTAATCCAAGAAGCAGGTATAACACGAAATCGTGCAATACAAGAACTTCGATTCAGTGCTGGAAATGTAGATGAAGCTATCCTTATGGCTCGCGATAGTCATCCGTATATTCCAAGCCCTCCTCCACCACGAAATCCAATGGAACCCACAGATGAAATGGCGACTGCGTGGGCATTAGAACGTCTGTTTACTAACGGAACGATTGTAGGTGAAACCTATGTATACGGAAGTCTAGAAGACACAAGACTTCGATCAAACATGTCGCGATTCAGCGGACATGCATCTGGTTCATGGATGCACGATGAGTTTAGAGACATTGAGGTCCGGGAACGATCTGATTCGCTCTAAAACGGATCTCTAACCCACTAATATAATCTTTTTACATAAAATGCCGTATCAAGTAATTTCTTCAATCCCACACTATCAAGACAGTGTTACCAGATACTATATAAGTATAAATAATGAAACTCAGTTTATAGAGTTCACAAATATATATGAATTTCAAGATTTCTGTGATCAAAATCCACAATACACTAAGTATACTGAGAGACGTTCAATTCTATCAAAGACTATTCCTAATGCATGGGGAGGAAGTATAAGTAACAAAAATCTACCCTTTAAACGTTCCGAAAGAAGGTTATAAATTATTGCTAGGCTAATCCAAGGTATATTAAAATGGATTTGATTTAGACAAAGTTATAGTAAGGTGGTTAAAATGCCTCAGTCCAGTAATAAACCACAGCCTAAGAATGCAGGAACCCCTTGGACACCAGAACTTGACATCGAACTTCTTCATCTATTGTCTGAAAATACGACGATAGAGGAGTGTGCACTACATTTTGAGAGAACTACTGGAGGTATTAGTTCTCGTCAAATGGTTATTGCAAGGGATCTAGTTGGAAAAGGAACTCCGGTTGAGGAAGTATCAAAAATCGTTAATGCGCCCATATCCTCCATTGAAAATTCATTGCGTATAAGCGCACGTTCGCTTGAAAATTCAAAGAAGAAACAAGAGGAAAGGGTCAAAAACAAGCAAGTCAAGATTAACGCTATATTCCCCCAAGTAACAAATGAGACGCCAATGACAGTTCTGAAGGAGATTCGTGATCTGCTCAAAGAGTTTGACAAGCGCCTCAATATTCTTGAGAAGAATGGGGAGGATGAGCCAGTGTATCTCTAAAATGGATACAATCACACCAACAAATCAATTTTTAACTAGAATGTCTCGATCAGGTGAATATTGGAGTGAAGCGGAAGAGATGAAGATGATTCAGTGGTTGCAGAATGGGATGACTCTAAAGCAGGTTGCGGAAGAGCACAAACGAACTCGGACAGCCGTCAAAGCTCGTTTGTATCAGTTTGCATATGAGTTGTGGAGAGAGGATATTACGATTGAGAACATTGCGATTGTCACGACATTAGACGAACTTCATGTGAAGTTGGCGATTGAATCAAAGTCCAAGAAACTCACGTCCAATTTTGGAGCCGACAAAGACCAACGCAGTGGCAACGAGTGCGATGGTTGAATGCTGGGGCATAGACTTAAAAAGCAGGACATGAGAACCAATCAGAATCACAATACCCGCCCAGAACATCAACACATAGAAATCCATTTATTACTCTATTACAAAGAAATGACGGAGTAAAACAGATTACACGCATACCGTTTTTTAATATGTATACTAGATGGCTAAACTAATTTGCAGAGGTAATGATCTTGGGTTTACGATTTTACCCTATTCCGGGTCTAATAACGAACTTCAAGAGGAACTAATTGATAATCCTAGTGATGAAGTGCTTGGTTTTGTAACTCGTGAAAGAAGATTTAGGTATACAGAGTCAGGAACAATTACAGAAGTTGGAAACCATTGGTCACTGGATATTCTTAATGAGTTTCCGTACATTGAAGAGGATGGACCATGGATTGTCTACACTTCCTGTCCTGAACACGCAGAGGTTGCCTTTCACAAGATTGGTGGTAATGAAGTTCTACACATTCATAACTGGGATACATGGTCTATAAATGGTAAGCAAGGTAAGGTAGCAGTGGTCACTTCTTTTGAAATATTCTAAAATGGATTACATACAGTCAAACAAATCGTAGTCATAGTTAAAATGCCTCGCTTTGTTCGTATTCATCAACAAGTTATTCACATTCCATCCCTTGCAAATGTTAGTATGGGAACTACCTGCTTAGGTCAACCATTCTTGACATTCTATTATCACAATCAGCACAGTCAGATCATTTCGTATGGCTGGGGTAAGTGGGAAGAGTGTGAAAAAGATATGATTCGCGTAAAATCTTCCATGATAGAAATTGAAAAGACTCTTGAAGTGATTCCATTGACCGATCCTGAAGTTAAACCAGTAGTAGTGACAACAATCGCAGATGTTAAGCTCGAGCCAGTTTCTTAACTCCTCAATAAAAGATAAATGGCCGTCAAGTCTGAAGGATTGAAGTTTAAGTATTCGTTGTATTCCACTCTTGCCTTTTTCCTTGTGGCAAATCCGGTTACCTTTCGCTTCGTGAACTCGTTGATCGCGGGTGTCGCAGTTAACGGGTGCCCTACGGCGTTTGGGTTCATGCTTCATACCCTTGTGTTTTTTGGTGTGTTGTATGGTCTGATGAGTCTGCCTAGTGACCGCGAGTAGACCGACGAGTTTTACGCCTCGGTGCACAATCATAGAATACACCCTTCCGAGTCTTACGGAAGTTGTAGACCTCATAACCAGGAGAACATGTCTTTTTAGCTTCTTTTTTAGTTGTCACCTTGGTCTTGCGACGTCCAGCCCGGGGTGCCAATGATATACCGCTGTCTTGCTTCAGTTTATCCATCTGTGCATTGGTTGATCCCTTCTTATTGGTGATGAATGATCCTATCACAGACTCTACATCCTCGGGAAGATTCTTAGATGTTCCCAGTCGCTTAACAGCTGTGAGGTCACGACCCCTTTGTATTGCGTCCTGAACGTAGTAATGCTCCCGTCCAAACTCCAACCCACCTGGCTGGTCCTCCCCGTTGCTACTCTTAACGTCCCTGAACGTAGTGTATAGTCCCCTTCGGGACACAAAGACACCCGTGTAGGGTGCGTCGACGTCGTATCCCAGGTCACCGTCTTCATACTCACTGAGAATCGTATATTTCAGTCCCGGAACGAGACTCGTGTAGGGGATCTCCTCCATTACTACACGCTCTGAATAAATTCCCAGTTTAGGTAGTCGCAGATCTTCTTCCAGATCTGATCGTGGGCGATCAGGCGGTCACGGGACTTCAGCAACGGAAAGAAAACCTTATACTCATCCAGATCCAGCAACTCAAAGAACTTGTAGAGGATGTAGGAATACGACAGGAAGTTCGTGCGGTCGTTGGGACAGTAGAGCAAGAACGGTGCCTGAATCTCCTGGAACATTGCCCGGACCTTTTCCTCAATTTCAGGGGTGATGGTCGGAGGCGGATTCCCATTCAACCGGCTCAGGATGTGAGCACGGTGCTCGTAGTATTTGGATCGCCCCAGCTTCTTCAGAATCTGACGAATGTCCTCTTCCGATAGATCAGCAATATTATCAATGCGACGCTTCTTGATCTCAAGAATCACCTCATTCATAACCTCTTCGGGAATAATGGTCGATTCCTTCGCTTGGAATTGATTAAGGATCTCATTGAGATGGTTAATCTTCTTATAGGCGTAGTTGTTCCGCTCTTTGGGTGGATCGCGGAAACTTGGGAAATCCGACACAACCAACGCATACTCCTCCGACCCGCAACTCGGGCACACAAGAATGCCTTCCGAGCTGATCTCTTCCCGCGCCGTGTTGCAAGCAACACAATGTTCCGTGAGCAACTGAGTAGCTTCCGGACCGTTCGTCAGCTTCATACGGGTGACATACTCGTCAAACATCTGCTTCTTCGATAATCCAGTATCCGTCATGGGCACATTTGCGACAAAGAATTTAAGGAACGTATTGGCATCTTTGAGGAGTGGAGCGGATGGAGCTGAAGTTGCATCCTGTTTTCCATAATAGTCAAGTAAGATATCCATGTTTTTCATGTAGTACTCCTCCACCGGATTGGACTGAGCAAGTTCCTGTTCTATCTCGCGAATCTGCGAATCCACGTGCGAACACCTCACAATATCTGTGATCTCATTCGAGGCACTTAGTGTTTCACGTTGACCCTGAAGTTCAGCGATCCGGGTTTTTAGTTCCTCTTGTTTAGCACCCGAATCCCGCAAACCCTGGACCTGCTCCTGGTGCACAGAGTCCAGTGTCCCCATTGATGATCCGCTCGTCCCCACGTCCCGGGTCTTGCGAATTCGGAACACGTCCATTTACAAACTCTTCAGTCTGCTTCCTGAAGACCGGATTTGTCAACATGCACGGTCGCTGGCGTTTGAGTGCTACGAAGGTAGATTCATACGGCATATTGAAATGTGTCGTGCTATAGGTCAGCGCCAAGAAAGCAGAACGATTAATTCCACATTGGCAATGGACAAAAACAGTTCCCGAACCAGGAGCACGCAAAAAGGCCGTTAATGTCTCTTCAAATTTAGGATACCAATCCAAAATGTTAGACTGTAGTGTGTCATGTGCACTCAGACATACATACCGATCCGGAAATGCACGCCTGAACCAAACCGGAGAATCCTCGGGAAATGCACAGTTGATGACATGGGTAATTCCATATTTACGTGAAAAACCCTGTGAGAGCATTTCACCTGCTCCAACTAAGATGCGTGGATAAAACCATGCGGGCGGTTGCTGTAGATATACAGGTCGCAGGAACATTACTTATTTAAGCCGACTTGTCTTTAACCGAAACGTTCGCGCATCTCTGAATACGTCATGGGTGTATTCTTGTGCTCCTCCAAGGCCTTGTATTGGTCTTTCAGGCTCATATCCTTCGGAAGTGCGAGAAACTTGAGTCGTGCAACCTCTGCCTCTAATACTTCAATACGCTCCTCAAGCTCAATGATTTTGACTTCCAGCACCATGTATAGATTTTTGGTCGATGCGTTATCCATCTTTACTATATACATCATACTCATTAAGATACATTTCCATTTTCTCTGGAGAGATGTGACCTGCATCTAAATATCTCAAAAGAGTTTTTAGGTCAAGTTTCGGCAGTGGAGCTTCAACAATACCACCCGAATGTTCATAATGAATCATCTGTAGACCCGACAATCTTCGAAAATACTGATTCACCCAATGAAACGCCATCTGATGTGGCTTGCCTCTTGAAAGAGTTCCATGAAAGGTCATTCCTGTTCTCTTCACAAGCCCTTCCTCAGTCAACCGAGTGACAATGAACATTGACCGACGGGGATCGGGTGTATCAAATACCTCGTAATGATGATCGGATGCGATCCTCTGAAACTCTCGGACCAATTCTGGTAGAATTCTTTTTACAGCCTTGAAATTGTAAAAACCGTAATAAATGTCCTGACTTGAAAGATCGCAGTTCAGGACATCATAAATATATACGCTACATGCGTTGCAATGTTGGGGTGTTGACATTATTACTTTACCAGGAAGTCTCCTTACGGAGGATACGATCATCCATGGTCTCACGCTCCTCATCATCGACTGTAGGGAGATCTACAGACTGCTCCTCCTCGGGATTATTGACCACCTTTGGCACGAACTCCACTGTAAGTGTGAGAATTGAGTAGCCGGTATACTCACAATTAATCTTAACATGACCAATGTGCCTCTCAAGGCGGGCGATAATATTATACTCACTAATAAGCTTCAACTTATCGACGTCATCTACCTCAGTATTATTCGTCGTGATACACCGAGGAATGTTCGGAATGTGAATGATAGGAGGCTTACGATTGAAGAGAGCCTTCGCAAATGTCTTTACCGGAGACGCTGACTCAATATACTCGCGAAACTCCTCAAACAACTGGTCTGCACAGTTTTTCCGATACTCATTTCCCCGATTGATAGAACCCATGATGTGCTTGCAATCCTTAGTTCCGATGATAGGCATCTTGTCTACTTTACAGGCACAGCTTCAGTGTAGATCCATTTTAACCAAGGAAGCTCAGCAGGAAGACGTTCAGTAGGTGAGACACAATAACTGCGGCTGCACCCAAAACGCCAGCACCCTGCCAAGACACAACCCCACCCGATGTGTATGCATTCGGGATGTAGCGGAGCAGGAGGTCACGAGGAGCTGACAGCGACAAAATTACCGTAGCCAGGAAGAAGGAAATATACAAGGTCAGGTTGACCCACATCATGCGCATCATGGGAAGAGACGGCTTGAACGAGGGAGACATCTGTGTGCGCTGGATATGATCGGATCCAGACACACCATGCATGGGAGGCATAGATTGGGGGAGCTGAGGCGAAGGGAGTAGGGCGTCCAGTGAAGTTGAATCGTCCATTGTTTATGAAGGAGACGGGATTTCACAAGTTGCATCTTCCACGCGATACTTGTAGCATTTTCCATCAACCTTGACTGTCTTGTCTTCTACATCCTCCAACGGCACCCCGAGAATACGATAGGTTGCATAGTTACGATGGAACAAAAGCACGGAGATCCCAAGCCCGATGACAAAAGAGAAAAAGGGACCCGCGCGTTCAAGTGATTTTGTGATGTCGAGCATTACTTCTTGTTGAGACTTGCGAGTAGATTGAAGGAATCCGCTTCGGCTCCACATGGAACCTCGATTGCATGAGTCCGAACGCAACCCGTGTCGGTATGAAAGACGTCCTTGTCGTGGGGAGAGGGAACGGCAACCTCGTTACGCGTAGGCGGAACAATGATACAGGCAATCAACATACCTATGATGATCCCGCCTACAATCCACTGGAGATGGAACATTATACTACAGCGGGAACAACTTTTGGTGCGGGCTTCATGGACATATACTTGAAATATGCAAGTGCTACTGGTGTTGTGATCAATCCGGAGTAGGGAATGAGAATCGCCAATGCGGTCAAGACATACGCAAGGATCAGCTTGTTTTGCAAGACAAACAGCCGATACGGAGCAACAATGCTAAACACCCAAAGTAGGGTCATTATGATCGTAAACGCGATCTTGCCAAACTGCATCAAGATTTCCCATGTTCCGCCTGAAAAGGTCTCGGGCATCTTGAAGGGAGCCACTGCAGGCTTTTCACCCATCTTCACCTTCTGACCATCGGGAATTGCAATGACCTTTTCCACGCCCGCTCCATCAATGATCGTAAGAGTCAACCGACGTCCCGTGATAATATTTGCTGAGGATTGGGCTTCAGCTACCTTCTTCTGCAATGTGCTGGATTCAAGCTGATTCTTTTGGAAGTTAATGCACTTCGTATCCTGTGCATTTCCACCACACAGCTTAACGGCATTTTCATTAATCTGTGTCTTCTCACCATCATCAAGTGCTACGGTCTTGGATCCGGATAACAAGTCAACTGCGGGAACAATGGTATTGTCTGCAACCAGATCTAAATACCCATCCTTTGCCTTTTCAATCATTGTCTTGGTAATGTCCGTTGCGGATTTCTCATCTCCCCACGTGGCACTCTTAATTGTGATGCTCATTATTAGTTAGCGAATATGAAATTCGCAAGACCGCTTACGATACGAAGGAAGTTGATTGACTCAACATACACTCCGAGATTGTAGGTGTATGCAAAGATAACACTGTCTCCATTGGTATTACGAACTACGGATACGACGCTATCCGGTGGATACAAGGGGAGTCCAGTCTTAGGATCCGTCAGCAGAAGCTGAGCGGCTGTAACAATCACTGGATTAGGACTGAAGACCGTTGACTTCAGAACGCAGACGGTTGACTGAGATGCCACGCCCTGAGCGGTGGGAAGGGGTTGTTGGAGACCCAAACGGAGGATCACCTTGTTAAACATACTTCCATTAATTGCTCCACTGGGTTGATACATATCGTTGTTCAGCGCAAACGAATACATGTAGACTCCGGGTATCACGGGTGTGTATCCTGTCGTGTGCTTATACATCTGAAGCAACGAGAAGTATCCATTCGGCTTAACAGAAAATCGCTCTTTACCGTCCAACAAAAGCTGTCCACTCATGATTGGATCACGGGGATATACAGATGTAATTTGTAGCTGACCGCTCGAGTACATAAAGGTCTGTGTTTCAGTTGAATTTGTAATGGATGAAAAGACATCGTTTGCTACTCCGGTTGAGGTAAACGGAGCCACGTTGGGATTATCCCAGTTCGTGTAGTTGTCCCAGTCATTGATCAGAATCTTATCAGATCGCTGAGTCGAAAACACGACACGGGTTACCAGATTGAAGAAAGGAATCTCAATATCCGAATTACCACCATACTGTCCTGGATTGTTGACAAAGGTTACTGTCTTGACCAAGAAGGTCTGATCAGCAGTGGCTAACTGGGCCATCTCCATCTCCGTGAGGTAGATAAAATTGCCTTCAAGATACGGATCGGGAAAAAACGTCGTCAAGGATGGGTTGCCGATTGCACCCGTTATAAGGGGTGGGGACAGAAACCGACCAATACCATCGTTTGAACGGATGCGCTGTCCATACGTAGGACTTGCAGGGACTACATCAATCACCGTGTAGAGTTGGTTCAGGGGGCGAAAGGTTACATTGATAAACACGTCGGAGTTCTGCATTGACACAAGTGGAAGTGCCATTCCGGGGTTCTCAGCAAACCAGAAATGAAGGGGGATGATCAGCTGACGAGACCGAATGGACGGTTCCGGAACCTTCGTATTCGGAATTCCTCCAGGTTGATTCAGAGGTGTCACTGCATGTGGATATTGTCCAAGGCGACCATATGCATTTGCAGGGTCATTCAGCTCGGGGATGTTGCCAACCATCTGATCTACGATTGCACGCTTGTTCGGGTCGTGAGTCAGATAGGAGTAAAACTTCAGCCACTCGCCTGGGAGTCTCTGAAGAACCGTGCCGTTTGCAGTGATCTCAACGTAATCAATCAAGTTATACCCAATATTGTCAATCCATTTGAATTCATATCCAATTGAATTTGAACGTTGATCATATCCGGCTGGCGGAGCAATATTAAATCCAAGATAGGAGAGGGGCGACCAAATATCAGGAAGGGTCAACACAAGATAGGTATCGTGAAGCAACTGCGCATACCGATCAATACGGCATGAAATCGTCCTCGTTGTCGTTGGCGAAAACTCAAGATTTGAAGCCGTAAATGTCATTCGGATTGACTCCATGGCGAAATTCGTGTGGCGCCGATACACGGCGCGAAAATGCGTCATAGAAGGGCTCCCGTGAACAAGTTCATTCTGTGCCCCAATAGCAACCAGCTGGAGGAGTGCACCCGGCATATTGTATCTTACATATAGGATTGTTTAAACAGTCATGAAGACACTTGTCATCAATCTACCTTCCAGATCAGACCGAATGGAGTTATTCAAACAACATTGGAATTGGCTCAAGTATGAACAAGTGGATGGCATTCTCTCTGATATCTTGCATACTGGGTGTGGGTTAGCACATGTGAATGCAATCCGTAAGGGATTACTCAGTCACGAATGGTGTCTTGTATTAGAAGATGATGCCCGTCTCGGTTGTTCTAAAGAGGTGTTCTTACAACGAATTGAAGAAGCAACCCGAGATCTATCATGGGACGCGGTATTCTTAGGAGCAAACTCACATACCATTTTTCCCGAACCCGAAAAAATTGAACGTGTCTCAGCTTCTTTCTTCCGATCTTCGAAAACTAAGAGTATTCGTAACTGTACTGCTATGCTTTGGTCACGCCGTGCGTTGCCATTGCTAGTGGAGTTTGAACGAATCTTGAATGAAGGTCATGTATTTCCAATTGATCGAATGTTACTTTCTTTCGCATATCCATGGGTTTGTACTCGCACAACAGGGGACGAAGCTGAACACTCCACCAACATAACTCCGATTCCCGTCGTCTGGATATGTAGAGACTGCCTGGTTATTCAAGAGGTCGGACTTCTATCGGACAACGAGTTAGCACCTAGAGAGGACTTAACAGATTCCTATCTCGAACAGCTGTTTACGCGAGTATTGTAATCCGGCTCGTGTCATTCTCCCGGGTGATAGAGATGTTGGCGGGATTATTAATGATATAACTCTCAGCCACGATCTCTGTATCGTGAACCATGAGCACATCCGAATCATTCTCAAGCTCGAGGTTATAGACCTTGAACGGTAAGGCGCGGTAAACCTCATGGAGATCGGGGTGGTCTACTGCACGATACTCGGGTCCGCCCGCAATGGACAGTCTGTGCCAGTAGGTCACCACGCACTTTCCAGACTCATCAGAGAACAGTCGAGTGTCGTTCTTGTCGTCATACTCTCCGACGGTAGTCACAATAACATTATTTACATGACTGTATGATCCATTGGGCTGAAGCATCTTAAAACCTGCTTTGATATTCTCAATCGCAATCGCACCCAAGCTTGTCATCAATTGAACAAATCCTAGGAAACAAGGATTGTTGATATTGATTGTACCAGTACTTAAAGGACTCGACAAACCAGATGGAGCGAACAGAGTTACCACCACGGTTGAGGCTCCCTCCGATACGTCCGTAAGGGTCACGGAGTTTGCGGAAATAGTGCCAACAGTTCCCGACCCACTCGTAAAGACAACCGTTCGAGATCCAACAGGTCCAGACTCCAACCAGTTAAGTGTTTGGATTGATTGAGGCGATCCCGCCGTTAGAGTAAGATTTGTGAGTCGAGGGAAAAGGAGACAGCACAGGCTAGAGAAGGATGCTCCTCCCGATGCCCCGCCGAGTGCTCCCTGAAATGGGGCCACAAACCGTTCCCGCTGGGACGCGGCGTTCGCATCTATACTCGTAACAAGGGAGTTCGTCTTATTTTTCTTATCGGGAGGTGACGTGGCGTAGGTGGCAGCAAGGATCTGACGCTTACGGCGAGTCAGGTGGTCTTGTGTCGAATTGACCTGCATTTGTGATTTATACGGGAAAAGAGTATCACAGTAAATGAGGTTCGTTCTCGTTAGCACGCATGTGGATCAGACAACAGGGTATTCAAAGGTAGTGATTAATCTTCTTAAGCAACTGAGCACACTGGCTCCAAAGGTGAAGACCTATCACTTCGGATTTCAGCGCCACCCGTCTAGAGGTAATCTTCGCAAGATTCCGGATGGAGTTGTAGCATATGATGCTGCAGCAAACGAGGACCCGAAGGAGGAGGGATTTGGATTCAACAAGATTCATGAGTATCTGGATATGGTGAATCCAGATGTTGTTATGATCTATAACGATCCACTCATCATCCATCGCTTCATTGACGCCATGAAGTTCAAGAAGGGTGAGTCTCCGTATAAGCTTTGGCTGTATGTGGACCAGGTGTATGAGGGAATTGCCCCTCCTCTGATTGATACGATGAACAAGAATGCCGATCGTATCTACTGCTTTACAAAGTATTGGGCTGATGTCTATTCCAAGTATGGCGAGTTTCCCGATGTTCGTGTGTTGGAGAATGCAGTGGACACCTCCCTCTTCTCAAAGATCCCTGTTTCGGCTCGGTCCACAATCCGTTCTTCAATGAAGCTAGCGCCTGATGCAATCTTGATGGTCAATGCAAATCGCAATACACAGCGTAAGCGTCATGATCTTGCAATCATGGGATTTGTTGAGCTCCTTCGTCGTGACCCAAAGAAGCCCTATCACATGATGATTGTCACGGGTCTGAATGGCCAGCAGGGTGCATACTACGATGCAAATCGTATTTACCAGACCGAGCTCGCGCGTCAGGGACTCGATCCTAAGGAGATGGCCACTCGACTTATGATGGTGGATACGTCAGCAAAGCCTGTTCCGGATTCTGCAATTAATGAGATCTATAATGCGGCCGATATTGGTATCAATGTTTCGGATGGTGAAGGATTTGGACTCTGCCAAATTGAGCACCTCTATACAGGAGCTCCTCAGATTGTGACAGACATTGGAACTTACCGTGCCTTTATGGATGAGAGTGTATGTACCTTCATTCCTCCGATGGATCGCACCTATTTCCCAGGAACTATGCCTCTGGGTCTCTGGGCTCCTACGTTTGACTACAGGAAGGTTGCTGATGCGATGGCTTTGGCAATCGAGACACTCTCCGAGAAGAAGGCGTCTGCAGCATCATATGCATTCAAGACGTGGGATTCAGTATGTGCATCCTGGCTGGAGGATGTCCGGAACGAGGCCTGACGAGTGTTAAAGCAGAAACCGGATCGAAGTAGGACTGACCAGCTCGCCCATTCGGAGTAGGCGCTGTTTATCATCCCATGCAGGCCCATCAAAAATCTCCTTGGAATCAGGGTCCAAGATCAGCGACACTCCCTTGACCAGGATCCTCTGAAGACGCCGATGTTTCCGTGATGTGTTACGGAGCACGGTTTCATCCAACTCTTCATTTTTAATATTCGGTCTGAATGCCAGATCCTCTCCCGTGGTTGTGGAGTCAAATCGCATACAGGATACCACGGGCTTCTCCTTAGAGTGGAGCTTACGATGGATCTCGCAATCAATTGCCGACTCCTTCAACAACAATGCAATCCGCTGACTAATGCGTTCCTTTTCGAAAGCCGTTTCGTAAAGGTATTCATCCGTGGACATGAACGTTTCAACGGGATCACCCTCATATCGCTTTGTGACCATGTCGTTACGCCGAATGGGCGTGATGTTCGGACCCTCCTGTGTCTTCTTCTGGTCATCCGAAAAGACCGAGATGTAGAAACTCACCTTGACCGTCCGGTCTTCCATTGGCAACGTGGCGTGAGAGCAAATACGGATTGCACGACCAATGACCTGATCGTGACGTGCAGGTGTCCAATGAGGTTCAACAATATGAACGTGACGCACGTTCGCCAACGTAATACCTTCAGCACCTGATGCAGATGCCATGAGAAGTTGAAGGATCTTCTTGGGTCGTTTGGCTACACTTTCCTTCAGAGATGCAGGGAAGTTCTTAGAATAGACACCGTTGAAGATCTGACGGGTCAAATCACGCTCCTCTTCCTTCTCCTCACCCGTGTAGAACGTATAGGCAGGACGATCATCCAACATCCCAGGATCCTCCACCCATTGATTTGCCTGTTTCACAATCTTATACGGTTGCCATCCAGCCGTGTCCAGGATTGCTGACAAGATACCCAGACCCTCCAATGCACGGTATTGAGAATACACGAATTGATTGCTTCCCAGAGACTTTTTGATATTCTTGAGGATCTTCAACATCTTAGGACTGAATGCCTCCAGAGCTTTCTCTGAGAGATACTTGGCAGGGTTCGCCTTGATTCGCTTCAGAACCTCGTCGTTGTCTGGAGCCTTGTCTTCCGAAACACCCTCTGCATTGACTTCAGCCACGCGCAGATCTGGAGGCGTAGCATAATCGCACACAAGGCGCGTTGGAACACGGAACGTGCTAAGATTCTCATTTAGCTTGGAGCGACCGCGCCGAGAGTCAATCTTCATTTCAATCCAGCGGACTTCCAGATAACGTGTGAACTGTTCCGTAGACATCTCCACTTTCTCAAGGGTATGCTCCATGTCAATACGACGTGGAAGCAGGCGCTCATCAGCACCTTTGAAATACGACACAAGACCCTGAATACGACGGCGAAACATCATGGGATTTTTGATATTCAGTCCATCGAGAAACAGAGCAGAGAACTCCTCGTAGTCCGTAGGCAAACATGTCAACTGTTCGGTGGTCACACGTTCAGAGGAGATCTCACCGCCACCTACATCAATCTCGATCTTGTTCTTGACAGAGGCAACCCAGTCGGCTGCCTGAGGAATGAAAGCAAGATCCTTCATATACTGGACCGCTACGCGATCACCGTCACCGTTATAGGTTGAACGGAACTGAGGAGGATTCCGAGTGACCATCACGTGCTTCTTCAGTGCACTGAACTCAATCGTATCCACTTCGGGGATTGCACGAAATGCCTTAGTGATACGCTCTTCATCCCATGTCGGAATGGTCTTGAACGGAATCGTGATCCGCTCAATCGGTCCCCGCAGAAGGTTCATCATATATGCGATTTCGTTCGGTGAGTTGATGACCGGAGTTCCAGACAAGGCAACTACTTTGCACCGCTTGGCATTGTAGATCGCATCGTAGAGCTTTCCAGTAATCTCTGACTCGTTGATGACACGAGAGATCAAGTTATGGGCTTCATCAACAATCACCACAGAATCGTCATACATACCCTCCTTCGTATATTCAGGAATATTGGTCCTGGTCAAACCGTTGTAGCGGACAAAGGTAAACCGTTGATCAAGAACATCCCTGATCTGCTCACGAATCGTAGCCTTGTCCTGAGTAGACAGACTCTCAAAGTTAGGTTCGTTTCCCGACGTTGTGGTATAGATACGGCTATACTTGTCCATGAACTTATCAGAAATCCCGAGCTTCTTACCCTCTAGCCGGACCTCATCGGACATCGGCTTCAAGGTCCAAAAGTTCTCAACAGCATACACGGGATCACCGCACTTTTGTAACTCCTCCTTGTAGTTCTTTTCAAGGGACGCCGGAACCATGACATACACCTTGCTCGTGGTCAGTAGCGATTCAGCCACTGCAATCGACGAACACGTCTTACCAGATCCCAGACCGTGATAGACAAGGACGCCTCGGTAGGGAGTCTCAATCTTCAAGTAGTCTCGAATGATCTTTTGGTAGGGAAACAGCTCACGTCCTGTTCCCGACCGCTGTGTGCACAGATCAATGTTCTTATCCTCTTCGTCCAACGGTTCCTTGTCTTTTGCCCTGTAGTCCGACTTAATGAACATTCGAGTGATCGCATCGGAGAACGCCTTCCGGTTTGGAAGCACATAAGTTGGTGCTGCCCTCATTGTGTTTGGTGCCGAACTTTTTACACAGGTATTACAATGGATTTAACCCGACGAAACCATCGTATGTGGATGGTCACCATCTATCTCTTCTTGATGGCCACATTTCTCTATCTGAAGCCGTCCGTCGCCTTTGGGCGTGACGGAAGGATTCGGCCGTTTGGCGTTACCGATCGGGAAGCAACTGTCTTTCCCGTCTGGGTTTGGGTCTTTGGGATGAGTGTGGTTGCCTATTGTATTACGGTGTATCTTGCAGGGTTCCGCTTCACCTCCTAAACTCCTCACCCCCTCCTAAGATAGTTGTAGTAGGAAGCTACGGTGGGAATATACGTATGTGCTCCAGGATACTGAGAATTCATTTCAGCAATAAAAAAGCCATCAGCACGATAATCGTCCTCAATAAACATCCCACACATATGGCGAGGAACCACGTATTGAGCGCTGTCAATCTTCGTCACTGCGGGGACATCACCCTTAAATGTGCCACCCGGAACATCAACAAACTCATCCCAACGCTGTTGGTCAAAGGTGTAGAAATGCTCTTCATCTTTCATCAATGGAAGAATTTCCCAAAACTGTGGATGCATGACGGTATCGTCATCTAAAAAGTAGATAAACCCTTCAAGCACATGACTCATCCCCTTGTTGCGTTGTGCGTGTCCTGCACGCCCACCCGGAGGAGTTGGGTGTCCAATCTCAATAATCTTCGGGTGGTCAAAAACGGGCTCCACCTGACCCGCCGTGTCGTGAACAATAATCCACTGTTTGATCAGATTCAGATCGATGGACCTACGAAGAATCTCCAGATTCCGAGGACGGCAACAGGGTGTGATAATCGTAAGCATTACATTCTTTTGACTGTTTCCCTTTATACGGTTTCAAACGTTTCCACAATGGACCGGAGATCGTCCATCATCTCCTTCCGTTGCACATGGTGAGGGCGAATATGACCTTCACATTCAGCCCATGACTTCCATTCAATACCGGAAATTTCACGGCGTTGCATGGGTGTGAATCGTTGTGTGAGATTCAAGAGCTCGGGCTTTTGCAACAGCGCGATAAAGTAGATGTGTTTGTATCGGACACCATTGAGTCCAATAAATGTCTCCTCAATCCGGATGTTCTTCAACACAATGAAGGAATCTCGGGGGATATTGGTCTCTTCTCCAAACTCGCGTAGGGCGCAATCAACATCGGACTCGCCCCGGATACGACGCCCCTTTGGAAACCCCCATTCGGGTTCTGAATACGGAGATGGATTGTTGGCTACAATGTCGGCAACATCCAGTTGTGCGAATTTCTGCTGAGCACTCGCAAAGTCAGACGATAGGTGTTCATCGCCCCACACGCTCCTCCACACCGTCTCAAACGATTCAGTTGTGATTGCCTTTTGTTCCTTTATCGTCATGTTTCCAATCAGACGATCTACATACTCTGTGCTCGTCGGGTCATATTTTCCCCGCATAAATTCAGCAAAACTCATACTGTCCTTGCGCCGTATCATGAGAAGTCGGGCTGTTTCGGGAAGTATTGGGAGACTTGAGCTATCGAGAAGCACAATCCCGCACGACAACACAGGATCTGTGCACATGCGAAATAGATGACCTTTTCCACCGCAATTATTGCAGTACATTGTTATCGGTATTCTTACTGGTGGACCTATCCGTTTTTCCATTGTGTCTTTACGCAACTTCCTTTGTAAGCGATAAACAAATGGGACTCTTCTCGTCAAAACCTACAACTGCTCCATTCTACGGTCCGGCGCCGGGTCCGTCTATGTTTACAGCTACACCTACACCTGCTCCAACGTTCAATGGAATGAGTGTGGTATCAAAGGCGCTCGTTGTCATTATTGGATTGTTGCTCCTGTTCTTTGCAGGGTTGTTTGCGTATAATGCGATTGCTACAGCAAACGGTCAACCGATCTCTACCATCATGGGGCCCGCGGTTGTTCCAGACCAAGCTCCAACGCCGTTAGACGGTAAAAAATCAACTAGAATTCCAGCAGCAAACGCCCCGTTAGCTTCGGGGTCTGACAATGGTGTTCAGTTCTGGATGTTCATCAAGGACTGGGACTATAACTTTGGAAAGGAGAAGGGCGTATTGATGCGGACCGACTCTTCAAACCCGGCTACGTCAAATCCCAAGATCACGCTTCACCCTACGGATAACAGTCTGAATGTGAGTGTGTCAATCTTTGGAAACTCGTCCAACCGGTCCGGTCGTTCAAATCCATCTGGATCTAACGACACGAATGCAACCGGCGATGTGTTCACGTGCACCGTTGAAAACGTCCCTCTCCAGACGTGGTTCTCGGTGTCGGCCACTGTGTTCCAGCGTAATCTTGATGTCTACATTAACGGAAAACTCGTGAAGTCGTGCGTGCTGCCTGGCGTTCCTCGTCCGGCTGCCGGAGATATCACGATCGGAGCCGGCGGTGGATTCTCTGGATCCGTTTGTAATGTTCATGCCTACCCGAATATGCTCGGACCCACAGATGCAGCTGCGTTCTTTAGCCTAGGAACCAACTGCGCGTCCTTCGCTCAGCCGCCCTCAACCGCAAAGGGGTCTGAAGTGACTCTTTTCGGATATACCTACACTTTTGGCGTCAAGGACGCTTCGGGCAGGCAGGTATCAAATTACTCGTTCTAAAGACTAATGAGGATCCTACTCAAATGCCCGACACGATCGAGGCCAAAACAAGTGATTGAAACACTTCGTAAGTACATAGATCTCGCAAACAAACCTGATCTCATTGGGATCTGTGTGTCATGTGACACAGATGATGCAACAATGCATGATCCCAATGTAGACTATCACATCACAAACCTCCCAGTTGAATGGGTGAAGATCTTCTATAGTGACAACAGCTCAAAGATCGAGGCAGTGAATGCAGATATGGATAAAATTGAATGGGCGTGGGATATTATTATTTTGGTTTCGGATGACATGATTCCAAAGGTCAAGGGATATGATGATATTATTCGTTCAAATATGACTCCCGATTTAGATAGGATCGTTTGGGTAAATGATGGTGTCCAGGGATATCACTTGAACACACTGTCAATCATGGGGCGAAAAATGTATGACTCAATCGGGTATATCTATCACCCATCGTATAAGAGCCTCTTCTGCGACAACGAGTTTACAGACCTTTGCAAGGGGTCACTTGCATCAAAGTGCTCATATATTGAAACAGTCTTAATTCGCCATGAGCATTTCAGGACTGGATTTCCAGAGAAGAATGACGCACTCTACCAGAAAAACCAACGGTATTGGTCTGCAGATTTTAAGAACTACATTTCTCGTAAAACATACGAATATGATTGGTCGATTATGATCCCCACTCTTGTTGAGCGAATGGTTACATTTGACCGGCTGATGGAATCAATCAAGGAAAAACATAGCAGGATCTGTCCGGATCTTAAAATTGAATATTGTATCGCACGAGACAACCGCGAGAAAAGTATTGGAAACAAACGTCAGGCTCTCCTTCAAGGGGCAAAGGGTAAATATGTTTCCTTTGTTGACGACGATGATTCTCTTACAGACGCGTATTTTGAAGATGCTCTTGAGTGTATTCGAGGTAGGTTTGAAGTGTGTCGCCTCCGAGGACAAATGGCACAGTATACATTCACGCACAGCATTGAAAATACACTGACAAGCCCGATGGCTCGTGGCGAGGTATTTCTTCGACCCCCAAATCACCTGAACATAATGCTCGGAGAGGTAGCAAAGATTGTTCCCTTTGGCGATGCGGTGCGAGGCGAGGACTTGGACTGGACAATAAGTCTTGCAAAACTGGGCTTTTTCAATAAGGAATATCGTTCAGATGAGTCTAGGATTCACTATATCTATCAACTTGGCACTCGAACTGTTCACCCGAGCACACTTGAAATGCAAAAGACAACAAACTATGCAACTATGTTGAAAATGGTGTGGACGCCACACGGGGCTGTCCTACCACCTGTGCCTAAAACCAAGGAACTCCGGTTGACTGGGAAAGGCTTTGTTTCTAAGTAGAAAGCAATGAGTGTGTTCACAATTGTAGGCATCCTTGTGGCCCTAACAATCATTGGACTTGTTATCTGGCGAGTGACATCTGCCACAGTATCAGATCCAGGAACCGTTCGTATTGTGCCGGGTTCCATGTCTGGAAAAACACAGCGCAATGCTCCGGGAACTCTCCCTCGGTCGTTTAATCAGTCTGAAGGCGCTACCTTTACCTACACGGGTTGGCTCCTCTTCAATGATTTCACGTTTAACTATGGACAGAAGCGTTTGATCTTTTCAAAGGGTGATTGCCCCGGCATGTATCTGGATAGCACCTCCAACGGCATTTTGATTGTTGTGGATACCTATGGATCACCAGAGAGTATTCTCATCTCGAACCTCCCGGCAAGGAAGTGGATTCACTTTGGTATCGTTGTAGATCAGGACTCGGTTGACATATATATTAATGGTCTCATCCGTCAACGCCATACTCTTTCACAGCTTCCTAAGCAGAATGACAAGTCAGTAGCGTTAGGATCTAATACTGTTGGATGGGATGGTGTTCTTTCGAATCTCACCTACAGCTCTCGTTCTTTGACAGCACCTGAAATAGATGCTCTCTCAAAGACGGTTCCCACAGATTCTATGCAGGTTGCCCCTTCCGCCCCGCAATATTTTGACATGTCATGGTACACGGGTCGCGTTTAAATTCTCGGTCAAAAGCAATGAGTTCTGGCGGTCAAAATAGTTCAACACTTTCGGGAATTCAGGGAATGCGTCTTCGTGATTCTGCAGATGTGATTGCACAAGCGCGTGTGCGGGGTGTATTTAGGATGTTTAGCCCAACGAATCCCACTGCATTTCGTAATCGTGCCCCACCTGGTTACGATTACTTCCTTCAGTTTCTTCAAGGTCGTAAGGAAGGATGTGCTACCTGCGTTGGTCTACCATATCAACCCTTGACAACTAGCTCTGCTGGGATTCTTGCTTTTCGGAGCTAAGCTTCTTTCGGTTCTTTTTGGTCTTTCGCAGGGCTGAAATCAGCTTCTTCTTATTTGCGGTTGTATCAGTTGGGTTATAGCTAAAAAAGTATTCAAGAAACTCAGGCGATGATTTATCCTTTGAAAGATCAGCATACAAATCTGCCTTCTCACGTTTCATCTCCGTAAAGCTCTCTTGCTTTCCAAGGCAATCCTTGGGAGTCAAAATAGCAAACCTGCGTTTCGGCTTTGAGTTCGCAATGTCCACAAGACGCTGGGCAATACATAGCACACTTGCTGTGTTCTTTTCATGGGCATCCGAATACAGATAGGCAAAGAAGAACTGAAGAGTGGTCGGGATGCTTGCTACTCTGATTCCATTTGTCATGGTATGGAAGCTGTGGCACGCGGTTGTTTCGTAGAAGCGGATAAAGTCCTTCTTTCCGTTAATGACAACCGTTGTGCGCTTGGGCAGAATATCGTTTTCTTCATCCACCACAACCTCCTCGCCCTTCGTGAGGCGCTCAATCACATCCTTATCGGCTAACAGAGCAATCGGTGTTGTCCACTTTTCCTTCATGTGAATCTCAGCTGATGTAACGGCTAGTAGAACAACCGGTTCGTTCTTCAATAAGTTCTCAATTTGCTTGCGCTGAGTAGGGGTGATTTCTGTATGACGGTCTGCTGTCTCCTTAGGGCATGTAACGGGATGAGCCTTGTTCAGAAGTTGAAGACGCTTATACACCTTCTCCCAACGAGATACGTCACCTCGAGGGCGAGATAACTCCAGATACATGGACATTCTCAGAAAGTTCGGAGGCACGTAGTGGATTCCCTCACGAATCACATCCTCTTTCCACAGACGATCAAATACATCCTCGCTCAGCTGAGTAATATCGGCAACACCTGTAAAATCAGCAAACACCTTGAAGGTTCCAATGTGCATGCCCGGCTTGACCTCAACGTTCTTCAGTCCGTGGGCTACCAGCTGATTTGCAATGATCACCGAATGTTCCTGAGGTGTCTTACTGAAAAAGTCATAATCCGGAACCTCCGTCTCGGGGTTGTAAAAACGATCCTTCTCAGGCAAGAGGTTATTGATCGCAGTTCCACCGTAACAAAGGACAGGATGGGTCTTCAAAAACTTCTCAACAACGGACAGGCTGGTTTTTGTTCCCGGATCGGCAGCCGCGACCCGATTGTTCTCTTCTTCAAGCTCTCGAACCAGATGTTCGATGTCCTCCATTGTTAAAATGGAAGTTACTTTGTTTTTTATCCTGGGAGGCAGCAAGGATGCCACCTAAGCGTTATAATCTTCGTAAGCGAAATGCACCCGTCGTTTGGGTAGATGACGACACACTCAAGACCAAGAATGAAGACATTGATTCAGAAGACGACTCAGACTATGAGGCTCCTGAGGAGAGTGAAGACGAGAGCGGAACAGAGAGCGAAGCGGAGAGCGAAAGCGAGGATGAGAGCGAAGCGGATAGCGAGGTTGAAGAGCAGACTCTCAAGCTCCCCAAGGGAGCCAAGGTGTCTGTGAAGCTCCACATTCACTCCTTCTCCGGCGGTAAGGGCCCTAGTCGGATTGACGTCGAGGATGAGTCCGAGGACGAGGAAGAGGAGGAGGAAGAGGAGTTTATCGCCCACCTTATGGACAAGTATGTTCGCCCTGAGCGGGGAATGGTAGGTGGTCGCCGTAAGAACAACAAGAAGGAGAAGGAAGACGAGTCGCCTGCTCTGTCTCTCAACGAGGAGGAGGAAGACTATTATGAGGATCTCTCCAAATCCAAGCGTCGCAAGCTGAACGAACAGATGAAGGGACTTGCTAAGCTGGTTTCAGATGGCGAGGTTCCGTATAAGTTTCGCGTGCTCGCACTCCCGATTCCCGATGCGCTCAAGGCCTCTGTGATTCGCAAGATTGACGTCCTGAACGAGATGGACGGTGACAGCGGAGAGGTTCACAAGCTCAAGACCTGGGTCGACGGCTTTCTCCGAATTCCGTTTGGAAATGTCGTGCCCCTCCCCGTGAAGTTCAATGAGGACCGAGCTGGATGCTCCAAGTTCCTCTCGGATACTCAGGGAACTCTCGACAAGGCTGTCTACGGTATGAATGCTGCCAAGGCACAGATCATGCAGATTGTGGCTCAGTGGATCGCCAATCCCTCGTCCGTGGGCAATGTGATCGCCCTCAAGGGTCCGATGGGTGTTGGCAAGACATCCTTTGCCCGCCACGGTGTTGCAGAGGTTCTCAAGCGTCCCTTTGAGTTCTTCTCACTGGGTGGTGCTTCGGATTCGGCGAACTTTGTGGGACACTCCTACACCTATGAGGGAGCCACATGGGGTCGTATTGCAGATGCGATCATGTCGGCTCGGTGCATGAATCCGGTCATCTACTTTGACGAGCTGGACAAGGTCTCTACGACAGCCCACGGTGAGGAGATCATTTCCATGCTGATCCACTTGACGGACAGGTCACAGAACTCGCACTTCCACGACCGTTACTTTGCAGGTGTTGATTTCGATCTGAGCCAGTGCCTGTTCGTCTTCTCCTTCAACGACGAGTCCAAGGTCCATCCGATCTTGAAGGACCGTATGCAGGTGATCACCTGTGCCGGATACACAGCTGACGACAAGAAGTCGATCGTCACCCAGTATGTATGGCCTCAGGTATTGGAGCGAATCAACATGAAGGACGAGCTGACCATCACCGAGGAGGCTATCAAGTTCCTCATCTCTGAGTATTCTCACGAGGAGGAAGGAGTGCGTGTTCTGATCCGCGCCGTGGAAACCCTGGTCACTCGCATCAACCTTCTGAGGATTGCTGATGAAAAAACTGCAAAGGGCTACCCGTTCTACAAGGCAGTTAAGTTACCCATGGTCGTTACGCCTGAAGATATCCGGGCTCTTCTTGTTGAGACAAAGGTGGTCAACGAGTCGTGGCGTCACCTCTACACTTGAGTAAATTCATGATAGGGAACACCTTCGCGATATAACACAACGTTTCCACAAAACTCCTGATTAATGAGCGGGTAATCAATCACCACTACTTTTTCATTCGGATCACGTCGGACACCATCGTTGCGATAGGAAAAGACAATCAGTCCTGGACACACCAATGGATAGATATGAGTTGCCAAAAATTCATTATCAACACGATACTCCTCTCGGCACCAAGTAATATACTGTTTGAACACCTTCTCGGGTAGAGGAATCTTGCCCTTACATCCCCATAGACCACCCATTAAATGTTGCTCATGCCAGCAATGGTCACGAATTGTATGAGCAGTATACGGACTATCTAAAAAGGCATCAATACACCAACGATCTCGCGCATGAATACGGCTATCCGCATCACGCACGCAGACAAACTCATAGTCATCGCTTAGTGCAGGAAGGAACCGATGGATCATATTTCGCGATCCAGATTCGAATGTTGTAGTGACTAGGATTCCTAGTGTATCTGCAAACTTTGACGCTTCAGGTGATGCGTAGACTTGGATCACGCACTTCGGGTAATGAAGACGAATAAGATGAACGTTTTCGACTAATCCCTGATAGTACTTATCCGTATAGGGTCCATAGAGACAGAATGAAAAACAGCCACGAAGATCCTGACGAAGTGTGAGGCGACCCTCTTCAATATGATCCTTGATATTACGAGATTCAATCTTGTATCGCTTATCGATGCAACCGTTATACACTACCACGTCCTCGAATGTATACGAACAGATTCCGGTGTAGATCTGTGTTAGCCACTCATCGCAATGCCAGTTCCGAATGCTTGGATGGAAGAACGTATTGAATAACCCATAGTGGCTCCGATGAACAAATGCGTTTTCAATGACCTGAGTTCCGCCGACTCGTAGTGCAAAGTTAACCGGATTCTTAGGACCTACGACTCCGCGGTTCTTGTGGAACTTCAGTTTCTCAATAAACTTGGAAGTCCATCCGGGTGTTTCAATCACAATATCATCGCCAATCTGAAACATGTATTCATGTCCATCCTCGTAGGCCACACTTGCCAATCGGTTCCAGACCCACGCAGGTGCGTGCTGGCAACCCGAAACTACCACAACCTTTCCAACTGTTTCAAGTTCGGACCGGTGACGAAGGAAGAACTCGTCGTCATCATCCACGCCAATATACAGTTGATAGGTCTGATTCGGATCCTTTGTAGCTTCAAAACTAGGCAATAATCGGGTCATCAAAAAGCACTCATCAAGCGTGGTCCACTCGTGCGCACGGCTACAGACGGGAACCAGTATGGCAACACTCATTGCTGTCTACAGGATATTCCATGTAAACTCGGTCAACCGAACAATAAATCGAGACAATGCTGTTTCATTGATTCCTGCAAAGAAGTGCAGGGTCTCGTCAACTCGCCTAAAGGACAAACAGTATTCAATTGCAGGGGATACAAAGGTAAACGGCATTGAAACACGAGTCGGTATAAAGTCGTCGTTCAGTTCAACGATACAGTGATAATATTTGCGAGGAGGTCCATAGTCTACCATGTGGACAAGAGCCCACCATTTACCATCCATCCTGATTGGAGGGGCTGATCCACGGAAGTTTGCAAACATTGGAGGTGTCCGAATCTCCTTCACGATGGTTCCAGATGAATCCACGAGGGTAAGCGGGTGCCAATCGTAGATGAACGTGTCTGTTCCGTTAATGGGTAGCCAGTTCTTCTCGCAGTGTCGTCCGTGAGGTGACGGAATGACCTTGCAGTCCTTATACTCACCGGTTATGTATCTGCCTTGAAGAATACGAATATTCTTGTCATAGTTGTGAACTGTAGCAGTGAAGCACGGCGTTCCATTCTTATCTGAGTATCCACGAACATCCTCAAGACCCCTAATGGTATGATCGAGAACAGGGAGGCCTACTGTTGATTCATCCATCTTTGCAATAAGTTGTCCAGTTTCGATATTGAAACACGCATTCTCACATAGTGAAAGACCTTCGGGCGTTATAAAGTTTCCATTCACAACTTTGTAGTTAACGTATCTCACATTGACAAATGGATACTCAAGCACCGAAAGAGCCGATGGCGAAAAGGATGGTCCAAATACAGGTGGAAATGTGAGCCGTTTCCGTTCAGACACAAGTGGCTTCGTATAATATTGAAGGTTATAGAGAATGGATGGGTGGTGGAGACCGAGCTTCAGCATATAGTGCACTGAAGATCGAAGGCCCTCATACCGATCTGGTTTTACATAATAATCAAGAATCGACTGTTCATAGTCAAAAAGACCCCGGTAGACATCCGTTTCAATGAACAAGCTGTCTGTTGACATTGGAATTTTCTGACCCATAATGACGTATTGATAAGCCTTGTATTGCTGACCAGTCTCGCGGAAATATCTGGCAAGCTCATACAGAGACTCGGCCCGCTCTTTGCGATATGCATGTGCTCTGAGCATCCACTCTTCAAACTTTGGAATATTTCCAAGTTCCCGATGGCACTTGGCAATCATGTAGTGGGAATACCAAATCTCTTCAAACCACCCACCTGCGTTAATCCGTCGCTTATACATCCTAATTGAATCCTTCCATCGACCAGTGCTGTGATAGGTCTGTGCAAGGTAGAACATATACCGAACATTATCGGGTTCATCAATCACTCCCTTTTCGAGGAGGAGAGCATCTCGCTGAAACTTATCCGACTTGCATCCACCATCATTAAAGTCGTTGATCTGGCAGATCGCCTTTGGTATATGCTCACAATGTGCATCCCAGTATTCATGTGTCACACCCCTACACTCCCATGGATGATCCATACGAACGAGACGGGTATTAGGATATTCCATGGATCCAGCACACTGCACGATCGTATATCCAACATGTTCAAGTGGATATGTCTTTAGTGATCCCGGAGCAAACATCATATCGGCATCTAACAGGAGTCCATAGGTATCCTTGAGATCCCATCCAGTCTTTTTCAGATACGCTTGTGCATTGGCAAAGCTCGCTGTGCGATTATACCCAAAATTCTGCCAAGGGACCTGCGTTAGACAGCCGTCATGAGTCTTGAGAAACTCAGTGGCGATCTCACACGTCTTGTCGGTTGACCCAGTGTCACAGATACAGTATGCTTCTACAAACCCTATAACAGACTCCATACATCGCTTGAGAATCCGCTCCTCATTGCGGACCATGAGGATAAGAATAAACTTTGTCATAGTGCGTCCGTATTGTCCTTCCTCTAATCATTCTGTCTAAGTAAATGAGCACGGATTTTGTCAAGCAGTCACTCCGTGAGAATCTGAGTCGCGTCCTAATCCCTCACGTTGCCGACGGTCTCTGGAGTATCTATGATAACGCCAAGACTGCCTGTGTGCGCAACAAGCAACCCGGTGAGACCCTCAAGACATTTCAGAATCTCCTGACGCGCGTCCCCCAGTGGTCCGATGAGGTCCTGGAGACAGAGGTCAAGCGCATTGAGACGGTGTCCAAGTGCGAGTATATGGACGATCTGCTTCTCGGTGTATTTGTCAGTTACATTCGTGCGTTTGCCAGCCTCCAGCAGTCTGACGAAGCCCATGTGAACATTGAGTTTGATCGCCCTTCGCTTTCCAAGTTCATCTTCACGCTCTATAAGTCCGCCGCCCGGAAGTGCTGGTCTAATGCCTACATGTTCAAGACGATTGATGTATCATCCGAACAGCAGTCGCGCAACCGTCGTGACATTGAGGCAATGTTGAGTGGTGCCCTGGATGAGGTTATTGATAGCTTCATCCCTTGGAAGGATATTAGCAAGGCATATTTCCAGGCCAAGAGTAGTTCTGCTTTGGAGAAGCGCCCCGATACACCTATGCCCCCGCCCGCCGAAGAGGCACCTGTTTCCAAGCCGGCACTGTCATTCGGAGAATCGGAGACGGTTGAGTTTGAGACGGATACAGAAGAGGAGGAGCGCCCTCGCCTTAAGATGGGCGAGGATATCAAGCTTGACTTATCGGACGATGAGGATGAGGAGCCGGCTGGCAAGCCCACTGGAGTCATGGAGCTGAACCTCTAAGGTGCGTCCAACCTTCCCAAACGAATCCACATTGAAAATGCAAATGACAGACTACCAAACGCTCGGTATGATTGTCGGCGCCGTGATGATTGTTGCTGCATTGCTCTACGTTCTCGACCGTCGTGCGAAGGCCCAGGGCGTTGATTACATGGATTTAGGTAAGATTGTTGCAGGGTCTGGAGTTGTTACGACAGGTGTCCTGTATTCGCTTGGAACCGAGGCAGTTTCTGACGTTGCCGAGACGGTAACCGCTGCTGCTCAAGATATGTTCGTAGGTAAGCCTGAGTTTTAATTGGCTTACTGAGTATCTTATTAAATAGTAAAATGAAAACACCATTGTGTGAGATCATGGATCGGCATAATACAGATAAGTGCACACCTCATAACTATACGCAAGTATATTACAAGCTTTTCAAAGATATGAATCCTTCACATGTCTTTGAAATGGGAATTGGACACACAAACTTTGATTTTACGTGCAATATGGGACATATTCCAAACTACTACCCCGGTAGCTCTTTACGGGGCTGGAAGGAGTTTTTTCCAAATGCAACAATCTATGGTGCCGATGTCTACGAAGAAGCAGTTCATCAGGCGCGAGAGGAGGGAATTCAGACGTTTTACTGTAACCAGCTTGAGCCCTTTGAAATTAACTATGTGTTCAAAGATCTTCCAATGATGGATATCATTATTGATGACGGATATCATGTATTCGAAGCAAACAAGATCTTCTTTGAGTCAAGTATTAAATACCTTGCACCGAACGGTATTTTTGTAATCGAAGACATAGATTCAAGATTCTTTGATGAGTTTCATCATCAGATACAAGAGTGGAAAACTATGTTTCCTCACCTAAATTTCAAGCTTGTGCAACTAGAGGTTGAGCCTTTTAAGATTGCTAACGATAACCTTCTTATTATCTCTTCCCGTTCACTTGACAACATATAAGCTAGGTATCAATAATCAGTGCGTCACCTAATTGAGCTGCCGATGGCGTAGCGCGATACTGAACCATCCGACCAATCTCCTTCTTCGGAACAGCTGAATCACCACAATACCTGACA